TAAATTCTCAACAGTAAGTTTTGATTCATCAAGAGAAATAAAATCTCCATCATCAATACAAATCTCACTTAACCAATACTCATAAACAAATGAATTGTAAAAATTCAATTCATCCAATGCACGCGAAAAAGCATTCAGAACTTCAGTGGTTTGCGTCATTTGATTAGGAAAAAAAATCATTACTTTTTGAAGGATTTGACGATGATGTTCTTAAAAAGATTGAACAAGAAATATGCACCAAATACTTTTACCCATGCAATGTTAAGAGCAAAGATAAAAGTAAGAATAGACCAAATTATTGTGGGAAAGATAAAAAGAAGAATGATACCTGCAACTGATTTACCAATCACCTCTCCCAATTCTTCGGCATCAGCAATTCTGCGCTCTTCAGGTGTCATTTTCAGTTTATTGAGTTCTGCAATAAACTTTTCGGGATCAATGCTAGTCATTTCTTTTTGTGACGATAAGATGCAGAGGGATCGGGATCATAAACACCGCCACCATCACGATCTTCAAGATAAAATAGAATCGAGAAGATTGTAAGAATAAATCCACCGAGAATCAACATAATCAACAAGTACCTCGCATGATGTTGTACTCTTGCACCTTAGTTGTCAAGTTGGTAAACAAGATCCTCAAGTTCTTTTAATAGTTCAGGAGTGAATCGTTCTACAATTGGTTGCTCATCATCCGAATACAATTCAAACTCATACATGTATTCACAGTTAACATCAAGAGACATCAAATTCTCAAGTTGTTGTTCAATGCTACTAATCAATTGTTCTTGTGTTTCAGTCACAGTTCAACCTGCCAGTTAGAATCGTTGTGAAGATTAACCCAGAAAAAGTTCCTTGAATTCAGTGAACGTAAAAAAACACGATCACCTTTGTTCTGTTCAATAATGCACTCAGGATTTGACTCCATTATATTGCAGAATCTATTCTTTGCTTTCTTAGATTTTGGAGTGACAAATACGGTGTTCATGTTGGAAACCTCTTTGACTCTTTAAGAATACAGAAAAACTGTCACCAAGTTCCGCGTTGGATGTGGATTTTGCGGACTTCCTGATACAGAAAATGCCGAAGTTTAGGATCGGTAGTGTTATCAAAAGCATGATAAAGACGATTCAAATACTCATCTTGTGTTGCTCCTATGTTACCACTACCACTAATCTCATTGAGTGGTGAACCTGCGGAAACTTTAGATTTACCAAAATTTCCAGTGATGTTACCTTGTGTCCGAAGTTTGGGACGGATTTTGGAAAGATTGGAAGTGCTGAAGTTGTATTTCATAATTCACTTAAAAGTTCCATTCACGGAAACAACTTTTGCGGTAGGATTGCGTGCTTCTGCAGTTTCGCGTGCATCCCTAGGAGAGTTTGCATACACGAAATCTGTGAAGTTGCGACCAGAAACCCAGAGTTTAACTTCGTACTTCATGATGAATCAATACTTTTTGCGGTTCAGATACTGAATCAGTAAAACTTGTCCGCCACCAAGTGCGTAACCAATGAGAAAGAAAATGCCAGTTGCCATGATAAGAAATTGAGGTTGATGTGTGGTTTGCCTCAACAAACACAGTATAAAGGCACTGTGGGCGATTCTGAGAGGTCTGGTGGACAGTTTAGAGACTGTCCACTATTTCAATAACCGTTCAGGAAATCTGCAAGTGCTTCCCGATACTCTTCTTCAGTATTAAAGGTGCGAAGACCAATCGTGCAGGGGAAAGTGCGCTTGCGAGCAGGAGTCGAACGAACCTCTTGCTCAGAGTAACCTTTCTCAACCAGTTGTGCAACGTAAGGGTTGAAAGTCATGAGGTGATTTGTCTCAACACAGATACAATACACCATTTAGGGTGCTGTGCGAGTCTATTGTGCCAGTTCTCAAACTGTCACATCAAGACTTTGGATTTCTGATATATGTGTCAGATGTTGAAAAATCTTTCTTCTTACCTTTATTTGCCTCAAATCCGTGAGACTTATAGAACTTTTTAAGTTTCTCTTTCTTTCCAGGATCAGGGTCTTGATTTAATGTAATTTTCTTACCAGTTTTGTCAGCATATTTACCAAGACCTTTCATAATTCTAGTTCCGATTCCTTTACCTTGCTTATCAGGTGGAACCCACAGTTGATTTACCCGAATGTTACCACTCTTTTCGCTATGAGAAGTATCAACATTCACGCCACGGTGTTTTCTACCGTATGCTTTTGCTATTTTAGCAAGAACTTCTTGTGGTGGTTTTGATTCTTTTGCCTCTTTCACAATGGAAGACAAATCAAATTTTCTTATTTTTCTTCCAGATTTGATGGTAGAGGTCTGTTTTGCTGGTTTTGCATCAGAATCTGCCATTTTTCCGATTCTCTCTGCTGTTTTACGTTCATCAGCAGAAAGTGGGAATTTATGAGTAAGAACTCTTGCCTCACAAACACTCATAAACTCTTCAAAAGTTCTAGCGCGTGGATTGTAGTATGGAGTTACATCAGATTTGTATTGATAACCACCAACATTCTTACCTAGATGCTTTTCCATCCTTCTCTTCTTCTCCAATTCATACTGTTGCTTGGCAGTTTTTGGTTTTGGGATTGGTTTACCTGTGATACCAATTACAGTCTTATCCTTTGCCATCTTACAAACACTTTTTGAATATTTATTAAAAAACCACCCGAAGGTGGTTTAGAGTTACCAATTCTTTTCAATAGTAAAGTTCAATCTACTAAACTCATCACGATTTACAATCTTATATGATCCAAATTGATTATGCATCACATATCCTTCATGATCACTTAACTCACCATCAATCTCACAGGCAACATCAGTATAAGATTCAATGAAGCAGAACAAATCCATCTTGATAGATTCAACGAGTTTCCACAATCGTATCAAGTTTACATCAACATCACAATTTTCTGCAATTTCATGCTCATCCACCTCTTTACCTTCGCGGATGTAAGAATTGATGACTTTTTTGAGTTCTTTCGCTTGTTTTTCATTCACGAAAGTGCAAAGGGTGCTCATTTGTAATGCAAACTTGCAGAAGTCTTCAATATCATCACGATAAGGGCAAATAGATGCTTCAGGTTGCACCCATTTCACGTCCAAAGTATCAACAAACTGCCTGATGATAGGATATGCAATAGCATTGCGAAGATCATCATCACACTCATACTCAGTGTGAGGAGCAATGATTACACTTTGCCCAATCACCTCACGGAACTTGTAAGTAATCGTGTTGGGACGATAAGTATCATCACCCCCAAAACCAATAAAATCACCTTGATAGACATGATTTGTGCGAGGCAGACTATCAAAGCAAGCGTGAAGAATAGTCGCAACTTTGCCTTCATGGTTCGCATCAATTTCTTCATGAGAATGATTGATCTTGATCTTTACTTTGTTGAAGACAGATTTAGTACCAACGAAAAACTTTCCATTGGCAGGATTGCGACCCCAAACAATAGCGGGACTTCCATCAATTTTTACACTGATGAAACTGTCAGGTTCACACATCCAATCCAATACAGACAGATCACCTGTAAGGATTGTATCTTCAGGATGCTCAATGTGCTTGTTTTGCATTGGTGTTTTGCTCACAAAGTGATCATAAAACAAAAAAGGGAACCTTGTCGGTTCCCTTGTGCCAGTTCAAATACCTTCTACTTTAGCGCGACCTTTGCTCACTCGCCCAGTTGCATAAAATTCCTTTACACGTTCTCTACGTGCTTGGAGTAGCATTTCGTATTCTTCACTTTGAGATTGTGTAAACTTAAAATCTTGACGCCTCCATGCTTGCTGAAGTTCTTGCATGTGAGGAAGGACGTTTACAGTGTCAGACATGATCAAAAATCCCAGTTAGAGTTCAGAAATGCGTTGAAAGTTTTGTCGTCTTGGTCTTCATCAAAAAGACCTTCATTCATTTCTTCCACGAAATCGAAGGAAGAAAGTTCTTCAACTTGAATGTCATCAAAATGATCCATGGGTGTTCCTCAAGTGAACAAAAGTAATATACAGGGGATTGGAGTGCTGGTGGCGAATCAGTGGACGGTTTCTAAAGTGTCCACTCAACGTCTCATAATTGCTTTCATCTCTGCACGCTTCTGTGCCTGCTGTGCTCCTGCTTCGCGCTCCATTTCTCTCTGAGCGTGAGTTTCTCTTGCCCTCTTTCTAGTCATTTGACTTCTAGCAATCAATTGATTGTAGAGGTTTGGTTCCATTGAAGGACTTTGCTCTGATTGCAATTCTTCATCAATTTCGGCATTTAATTGATTCCGCTCAGATTCTGCCTTTTCTCTTTGCTCTGCTTTTCTTTGTTCTGCTTCTTGTTTTCTTTGTTCTCTTTTTGCTTCCTGTTCCGCTTTTCTTGCTGCTTGTCTTTGTTCTGCTTCTTGTTTTTGTTTTTCTAGTTGTGCTGTTACTTTTTCTCCCTGTGCTGCTTGATATTCAGAAACCTTTTCCTTCTGTGCTTGAATTTGGTCCAGTCTTCTCTGCTGAAGTTTTTGTCTTCTTGCATCAAGTTTTTCAGCAGGAGCATCTTGTCTTGCAATAGTATCTAATTGTCTTCTCAGTTGAGATACATCTTCCTGAAACTGTATAAAAGTTTTCATCACTGCTTGACTTTTTGATTATTTATTTTTATTCAAATTCAAATGGTTTGTTGATACCCTTACGCGAAGGTTGTTGATATTCAGGAAGAACAGAAGAATCGATTAAAACTTGCACCTTAGTCTCATCATTCCAATGACGAATCACTCCAGCAACAATGAAAGCATTAGTAATCAAATACGTTACAAAGATAAAGGTGCGAATGATTGCAACTCTATCGGATTCCTTATCACATTTACTTGCCTTTTCACCCAGCGCCTTCGCCCACCAACGCCACGCAGTTTTGTTCTTCTTCATAGACTGATTCTCGCGATTTAACATACTTTAATTGATTCCAATCCTCTTTATAACAAACTACAAGTAATCTTTCATTTGCGTGAATGGGGCAAGCGTGATAATTTACTTTATCTTTAGGACGTACAATGTATTCAATCGTAATGTACTCATCGTCCCTAAAATAAACCCATCCTTCAACACCTTTGGTCCATTCAACATAGTCATTGACCTGAGGATTGTAACTCATACAAAGAACTTTTCTACTCCTTGATATTTAATAGACATTGAAGTATAGTTTCTTGTTTCACTAATGTCTACACGAGCACCGATTGTCCTGCTGTTAATGGGGGCAAAGTATTCTCTGGTCTTGGATTTGTAAAACCCCCAGATGGTTCTTGTTGGCGCGCCGTTATTGTAATCAAACTTACGACTGCAATGCAACCATATAGCAATAACTCCGCGCTTAAACTCTTCGAACTCATAAGAATACCCTTTCGGTGCTTTATGTGGAAACTCAGCAATCATACTCACGGTCAATAGTCAGAAGAGAAATCAATGTATTAAGTTTAGTAATCTCTTGCTCTTGCTCTGTGATTTTGTCCTGTAGATGTGAAATCCTTGATTGATACATTTGCTTCAAATCAAACACCATTTTATTGGTGTGAGCGACGTGGTGAGTCATAATCAGGTGGTAAAACTTTCAACGATACTGGACTCTACATCTTCGGCAAGTGCGAAGGTTTGTGCGTTTAAGATATTTTCCCTCAGAACTGTATAATGTTGTTCGTAAAAGTTTCCATCATCTTCGGATGAAATCAAATCAAAACATTCATTATCATCTTCAGCAATTACATTCCAAAGTCCTCCATATTCACTAGAAGGAAAAGGAATGTAGTGATCGACAACGTAGAGAAACTTTTGTGCCATTTGTATTTGAAAATTACTCCTTTAGTATAGTGCCAAACAGTTAAATCGTCAACAGGTCACAGAAGAAATTCGTAAATGAAATAATCTGCAGTGATTTCCAGGTCCTTTGCTTGATCTTCCACAAAATCCCAAAATGCTTGGTCTGCGGACATCAATTCTTCATCGGTCATTTGATTTTCATTCATGGTTCAAAAATAAATACCAGTACAAAATTCTGACACAAATGGAACTTACAGGTCACGAAAAACCGTTAGCACAATACTCAAAGTCAGAATTGGTTCAGATTGCGAGAAAGTACACAGTTTACTATCAGGTAGAAGGTAAAACTGGATCTATCGCAAACTATGATAAACTAACCAAAGAGCAACTGGTCGAGTACATTTCAAATGACCGTGATTACATTCGTAGTAAATCAACTTCAAGAATAGATTTACTTAAAGCAAGGATCAAAGGAATGACAGACTCCGAAGACATCATGGTTGAAATTGTGGATGTCTTTAAGGATGTTGAGATGATTCCTGAGATTGGAGGATACTACACTTTCATCTACAATGCAAAAACTATAAGAAATCGCTCAAGAGAAAGTGTTGTTCCACCAATAGACAAGATTTACTACGATCAACATCCTTTAGTTCAAGTAACAGGCATTCAAAAATGGGGATTTACTGCAATTAACTTTCATTGGTTAGGTATTGGACAACCTGTTCACAATTATACTTGGGAAGAAGTTGCAGGTCAATTGCATGTAATTCGTAATGATGAAATGCCT